TATAAATGATCACGCAACAATATTAAAGGACTCCGTGTTGGATGTTTTGTCCGAAATCAGTCCAGAGCTAATCCCAGTTTTTATAGAGAAAGTTGGAGAGAGGACTCGTAAAATGAAGATGATTTCTGATGATGATTCAGATATTAGGATTATAGATGTCACTTGATTTCGAAGAAAAGGGATATTCAATTTTAAGAATTAAGCACCTAAGTAGCATTGTGTCTTTTAAGAAGTGGTTATCAGACCACGGCGTTGAGCCGGGCAGGACAATATCTGACACGAACGCCCTCGCATACTTGGACTTTATAGAGAGCAAGGTAAATGTGAGAGTATTAGGTAGGACTCTGAATGACAAGCAGGAATGGTCTTCCGCAATTAATGCAATAAAGGATATGAGAAAGGCATGAAGGACTCTAGGGGCGATATATTAAAAAAGGCTTTTATCTCAGGGGAGATTAATCAATTTTTTTATAATAAGATTAGCAGTATGCCGGAATCTCATAATGATGGATTTATAGATTACGCCCTGGAGAGTGCCAGGATAATGACGACGGCTGGCGTTCGCTCACCTGATAGTGCCAAGAAATACATAACTCTAAGAAAGTATATGAAGAGGCTGACCGGAGATGTAGATGCTTCGGTAATATCGCGCGCTGTAGCTGGCGGAATCCCAATGAATAATGAAAATGATATTTATTATAATATAGTCAAGGCAAAGGCCAGCTTGTCTCCGATTAAGAAGTTTGCATATCCAAATATGTCCTCAGTGAATCCGAATATTTATGATGTACAGTTCGATGTAAATAAATGGATCGATCTTGTTTACGAGATTCACAAAGTCACCTCTTCCGGGGACATGACCAGAACAGCTGCTGTTAATTATTATAGTAATTTTTTGAATAAAGAGGAAGAGGAAGACATCAAATTTAAAAGATGGTTTAAGTATTATAACGATGGAGACCACGAGAGGTACAAAATGGCATCAGAAGATAATAAAATAGAGAAAAAGTCAGTATATATGTCTGGAGTTTTGGGTGGAGGAAACTACGGAGATGTAGGCGCATCACATCTTAGTGATCGAGACTTCACAAGTGCCGCACGTAGTGCAGAAGCAGATGAGGAGAGTAGCAGGAACTTTAGAAACTGGAAGTTACGCTTGCACTCTGCAGTTAGAAGAATAGATAAGCTGCTAAGATCCGACGAATTTATTGACCCAGCCACCTATACTCCACTATCAGAGCACCTCAGAAATATGAGTGTAACGATTGTTGGCCTGTCTCCGAGGACTGCGTCAGATTTGGCATATCAAACTGCAAATATTTTGAGCAAAAAGGGATATAAAGCCGAGTCCGATACGCTTATCAAGATCGCCCAAGAGGCCCCTGGCGTTGATGATTTGCCGCCCGTTTCTCCGATCCCCCAGCCGACTCCTGAGCCTGCAGAGGCCGAAGGCCCCTTGTCTTTGCCTGAAACTCCTGATTCGGCAGCGGAGGCTAGAGCTAAAGAGCTTGGACTGCCAGCCACTGGTGATGTGGAGCCGGTAAGTCTGGAGAAGATAGTTCCAATTCCAGGCGCAAAGCCGGGCGAGTATGCCGGTCTTGTCGGTGACATAAATCTTGATGATGCAGCATCTAAATTAGATGATGTAGCTGGGATGCTTGCTGACAGAAGAATTATTAGATTACTGGCAGAGTTTGATATAATGCTAGACAGACTTGGAATCGCAGCTATGTTTCCGGAATTGGCAGAATCACAGAGCAAGCTAATTGACGGGTACTCTTACGCCTTAACGCGAGTGACCAAGATGATGGGGCAGCTGGCTACCGCCAAGGGGCTCGTCGCAAGCCAGACGGGAATTCCGGGAGCCGCTTCCACCGGACCCGATGAGGCAGCTCCAGAGGCAGCTATAGAGGCAGCTATAGAGGCAGCTCCAGAGGCAGCTCCAGAGGCAGCTCCAGAGGCAGCTCCAGAGGCAGCTATAGAGGCCGTAACACCGGACATGCAGCCCGAAATTCAGCAAGAAGAAGTCTAGGTTTTAGACGATGCTTTTAGATAACGCTCTAATGGAAATCTTAGATATATCAAAAAGATATATGATAAATACACCAAAGATAGTTGGTGGGATTCCAAGAGATATTCATTTAGGCATAGACCCTATTATAACTAAAGACGTTGATTTGACTACGAATGGGTCTGATATAATTAGGCTCGCAGTATTGGTGGCAGATTCGCTTGGTACTGGGTTTAAGGTCTTCTCAGACGGCCACTCATCAATATATATGGATAAGTATATATTAGATTTTTCATCAAATTTTATCTCCAAGGATGCCGCAGAGTTTGCGACAGGCGAAGATCTGTATGAGGTCTATAGTCGAGACTTTACGATGAACACGCTCCATAAGGCCCTGGATAGCGATGAGATTGAGGACCCGACCGGACTTGGGAAGAAGGATATAGATAATAAACTAATAAGAACAGTTATGCCTCCAGAAATAACCCTTTCCGATGATCCAAGAAGGGTATATCGAGCAATAAACTTGGCAGTAAGGTACGGATTTGAAATTGATGAAAAAATTATATCTTTCGTATTAGATAGCCTTGCACAGTTCGGCGCACCAAAGATGATTGGGATAAAGCAGTCTTACATAACCACTGCGGTAGGTGAGGCCATGAATATAGACCCAGAAAAGACAATGTCTATTCTAGATAAATTGGGACTAACATCCACAGTTCCACTTACTGGTGTATTCAAGGAGCACTTGATAAAGGGAAGGCTGCTCGACAGGTATTTTAAAGAAATCGACCGAGTGTCTGGTCTAGCATAGTTGCGATGACCGGGTCTTTGAAAATCAATCTACTATTAATTCAACAAATAGTTACGGAGAATGTACTAAATAATGATTAGAGGTAAGGCAAAAGCGTGTCCATTTGGACTTCCGGTTTGTTCTGGATGTGAAACCATCGGCGCCGCCGTATCAATGCTAATACCTTTGGATGATGAAATGTCAGAGGAAGAGGTAAGTGATGCAAGACTCGACAATCTCGATACACTCATAGTTGAAGGGGGGAGCGATAAGTGCACATTTGCTGATATCATACTTTCTGAATCTAACACTGTAGACTGCAAGTTTGATACAACGAAGGGAAGTCGCCCGGCAGGAAACGTCGGACTCAATGGCAGTCCGTATTATGCCCACACATTTGTTGGCAACACGCCAGAGCCCGGATACGGGTATCCGATGGAATATTATTCTGGTAATAATGAAAGCAGAAACGTATACTATGGACTATATAATATAGTCTAATTTGATAGGAGAATCATAATGTCTAATAAGAAAATTAGCCGCAAGGCTTCACTAGGATCCTTGGATAGCATCGACTCATTAGAGACCGAGTCGTTTGTTGATGACGAGGGTGTTTTTTTTGAAGAAGAGCTCACAGGCACCGATAAGGAGCCCGAAGTTGAGCTTGACTCGGATATCAGCGTCCACGAATATGTGGAAGACTTTATCGAAGGCGAGGGCGGAATTGATGATATGCAAGATACGCTTGAGTACATAGAGGAGGACCTTCTAGATGTAGATGAAGCTCACGGAGATGAGCCACTGCCTGGAAGCTTTATGACGGAGTCAGAGACAGAAGATGGAGAAGAGGAGGTTGAGACTGATTACGCAAATGACGGTGATCTGTCAAAATTCATGGATTACGTCTATCAGGTATACCCAGCAAATATCCCCCAACACGACGGCGACTCAATGAGTGGTTGCGAGCGTGCAGTGAGCTTTTTGGACAAGCTAAATTCGGAGATGTCCCGAGCCGTCCGTGATGATTCGGACTCTTCAATTGACCTATCTATGCTCGAGGACGTCAGGCTTAACGTGATGAAGGACATAATGGTCTTAAAGAATCACTTAGGAAAGCTTAAAAAGAAATTCAAGGATTCTCACAAGAAGAATGCAACACAAGACGCTACAATTAAGGAGGCCGGAAGAGGCAAAACGCCGACTTGGCTGTCTCGCTCGGGAGAAGAGATTGAGTATACTGAGCTGACAAAAGAGGCGTCTACTCCAAATAACATGGTTATTGCAATCACTGCTTTTGAGCGTGCAATTTCCGGAATTATGATTAACGCTCACGTGTCTGCCGGCAACGACATGGAAGAGGTTTATGAGTTTTTAAATAAGAAGTATGACATTACGCCCCGTGAGGAGCTGTCGATCATGCAGGTCGTTGCAGACAGCGGCCACCATATTTTTAAAGATCGCGGCACATACGGCCACGATGAGTCTAAGAGCAAAGACTCCAATAATCGCGGTGTCGACTTTATAAAGAATTACTTCGCATAGGGCTCTGCGCCATCTTGTTAGCCGGTAAAACTGGGAGGCCGAGAGTATATGATTTTTTTAATCTTAGCACTATCTATTCCGGCTCTTGCTGGCGATCCGGCTACCGAGCCGAAGGTGATATATAAGGATAAAACGGAAATTGACTTTGAGGCAATTGACGTGCACGGGGAAATCGTAAAGCCGCAGGGAGCGCTTCTTCTTGATCGACGGAGGGCAAGGTTCAACCCAATGATAAAGTTGAGAATGGACTTCGACGACGAGATGGATAAGTCTGTTGACGAAATAAAATAGAGAGTAATATCTCTAGGAAGAAGCAAATCAGGCTCGACGAGTGCAGCCTCAGCGGGCCTTAGTGTTTGGAATATATAATGAGATTAGACCACATCGCATACAGAGTCGCGGATAAAGAGTCTGCAGCAAGATTCTTTATAGATGCTTTGGGGTACAGGATAGAGGATGAGTTTGAAATATCCTTTGATGACAAGAGCTGCGCCCAGTGCTACGCCCTAACTCCCGGAGAGAGGCTGGAGACAGGCGCATTTTTTAATGAGTGGGCGCTTACCGCCAAGGGCGGCGCGTATCACATGCCTCCAGAGATATTCGTCTCACAGGGATCGGATAACTCAATAGTAAAAGGGTGGGTTGATAACCGTGGTGGCATCGGCGGCATTCATCATGTTGCATACCAGGTTGACAATGTGAAATCCGAAATGACCAGATGGATAGATAATAAATGGGCAACGTTTACGACCGATGAGCCGATCATCGCGGACGGTTTAACTCAGTGTTTTACAAAAGAGCATATACTTTCTGGTATAATATATGAGCTAATCTCAAGGACAAAGAAGGGGTTTAATATCGACTCCGTCAGGGACTTGATGGAAAGTACCGTAAGATAATCTAGTAATAATTATCATATAAGTTACGGATGAGTCCGGTAATAATGCAGTCAAAGGCGCTATAAGGGTTGGGATAATGATTAAAGAATTAGTTAAGCTAGCAAATGATCTTGATAATAATGGCCTCGTAAAAGAGGCGGACTTTCTGGATGCTGTAATTAAAAAAGCAAGCGCCATGGATGACGGAAGAGTGGAGCCTTACCGGCAAGGCTGGAACAAACCGCCTGAGGATAACAGGGTAATTACGATTTCGTATAAAGATTATGACGAAGAAGGCTATGAGGCGATGAGCGAAGGGCCAAAAAAAGAACTCGATGCTCATCCGCTGGTGCGTGTGGAATACGCCAATGTGGAAGACTTCCTGAGGGATTACACATCCAATGAGTCCATCGGCGGCATGTTTATCAGGACGGAGCGCCCAATTGCGGTCGGCACTCAATTTAAGCTGCTCCTTCAGGTGCCTGCCCGCACGATTGAGACTTTGGCCAAAGTTCGATGGACTCTGCCAGTCGACACACCCCCGCCAATGAGCCCCGGAATTGGGATTCATTTTGGCGGATTATCGAAGGCCGACAAGGAGTTCGTGGAGAATATGCTCGCCGGGGATACCTGGCTCGAGGGGAAGGTAGCCTCCGATGAGAACTATTCTTTAACAAATAGAAGCTTTATGGATTTAAAAAATGATCGAAGAATTAATTAAGCTAGCTACCCACTTGGATAGCAAAGGCCTAACAAGAGAGGCTAACTATTTGGATGCAGTGATAAAGAAGGAATCTGGTTTTCAAGATGTAGGAGCACTCATTGATAGGTCCATTTCTGCGGTCCGCGGCCTTCCAGGCGGCGTTTATGATTCGATCAGAAACACCACAGAGATGCAAAATTTAATTACATCCGCAGAACAGGCGTCTAAAGAAATAAACGGCTTAAGAAGTTTCATCTACGATCAGGATCTGATGTATGGGATGCCTCCCGGCGGATGGCAGGCTTACGTTCCGGGGTCCAGTCGTCCGGGGGAGTCGGTACAGTTTGAAAGTGATATAAATTAACAACGTTAATAGCGAGATGGATAAGATATTATGAAAGTAAAAAGACAAAACATTACAGAGGAATACTCAACCACAGTTGGTTGGTTGAATGACTTTGCGAACTCCATAGAGAAGAACGCTGATTTTCTTTCTAACTTAAAATCTGTATTTAAGCACAGAAATGAGCCGAAGACAATCGATGAGAAGATGGCTGACATCAGATCTCGTGTTGGCTACGATCTAATTAAAGGCGTCGGCAAGGATCTAAAGAATCTAAAAGAGGCTGCTTGCGGCCCAACCTGCTGCAATAAGGCCGCCGGCGGCGAAGACTGCGGGTCCTGCGGAACCGGAGCGGAGCCAAGTGGTAACGAGGATGCATTAAGATTGATAGACCAGATTTTGGTTTATATCAGGGCAATCGCAAAGGATAGACCTGAGCTTTCTCCTGCTGCAATTTTAAGAAATTGCAGATTAGCCCCAGGATTAGATTGGAATATAGTAGAATCAAGGATAGATCCAGATAAAATTATCAAGTTCATCGAGAGGGAAGTTGCAAAACATTCTGGAGCTCCAGAGTCTGTAATGTATACTCCGACAAGTGGCCTGGACCTAAATGAGTCTCCAACCGATACTGTCCCTGAGTTTATGGACCATAACGGCGCTCATTAAACTTATACTTTAGAGCGATGAATGTCCAAAGAGAAAAGAAAAAAGAAAGAAGAAGAGATATTTCAGCAGTTAAGATCTAGCTTCCTCGATCTGGACCCGACATGTTTCGTCAAAGATAAACTAACATTAGATGGTATGGAGTTCTCGGTCTCTGATAACGGCTGGAGATTCATGAGTGATATATATAGGTATATTGCACTTCAGGCCACTCAGAAGACCGGAAAGCCGGTGGTTATAAAGAAGGGCCGGCAGGTCGGCGCCACAATGATGGCCGGAGCTCTAGATCTTTATTTTACAAATAGCGGTCTATTTACAACCCCTCCGATCAGAGTCGTCCACTTATTTCCGGCATTGAACCAGGTAAAGAAATTTACTCAAGATAAGTTAGAGACGTTGATTCGAACTGCAAAAGATGATTTTATAAACAAAAATAAGCTCAACAGCCCTAATGCTGTTGATAATCTGACAATGAAGCAGTTTAACACTGGGACTCTATGGGTCGACTCCCTGGGTGCTGATGGTGATAGAATCCGTGGTATGACCGCCGACGTCATGTTTATTGACGAAGTCCAGGATGCTGTCGGACACGCTATAAGTAACGCAACAAAGATTTTAACGGCCGCAAAATATGGACAGACTGCCCAGGGAGTGCAAGTTTACTTTGGAACTCCAAAGGCTCGCAATTCTCATTTTGCATCGATGTGGGACATCTCGGACCAGAGATACTATCACTTGGGATGCAAAAACTGCAATGAGACATACCCGTTTTACCTCCCGGAAGATGACAGATGGAAGAAGATCTGGCTACATGGATATGTAATAAAGTGCCCATTGTGCGGAACCGAGCAGAAAAAGATTGAGGCACTGGACCGCGGAAAGTGGGTGGCCTCAAAGCCGGAGTCTGAAAGCAAATTCGTAGGGTTTCACATTAATCAACTTTATATTCCTTACTTTACGAAAGAGAATATTGAAAATTTAATGCCTGAGAATAATCCAACTCAAACTGAGAGGATCTGGAATAATGAGGTAATCGGAGAGTTTTACTCCGGGGCCGGAATGCCGCTAACAAAGGCGGAGATTTATGAAAAGTGTCGCGATCCAGATAGGTATTTTTCAAAAAGGATTGACGGAATAGCGAAATCAACTTATCTTGGGGTAGATTGGGGAGGAAAGGCGGATTCAAAGGATGCCTTGGGCGGTCAGTCATATTCGTGCGTGGTCATATTATCAGCCCAGCCAGACGGAACATTGCTGGTTGAGCATGCTCATAAGTTAAAGAGAACGGATTTCAGCTATAAGAAAGAAACTATAAATGAAATGTACCGTAGGTTCGGAATCCAAAGGGGAGTATCGGATTGGTTCTTCGGACAAGATGTTGTCAGCGATTTGCAAATGAAATACGGGGATAAGTTCATCGGAGCACAGGGTAGTGGAAGCTTGATAAAGCCGATAAAATACCGCCCCGATGAGCTGATTGTATCTTACAACAAAGACCTGCTTGTTGAAGAGGTGTTCGATTTATTTAGAAAGGGAAAAATTAGATTTCCATGGAAGAGCTATGAATATATAGAGTGGCTAATAGAGCACTGTACGTCGATGGAGTCCGGGATCAGGACCGCCGGAGGGCAACCGATAAAAACGTTTAAAAAGGGAACTACCCCTAATGACGGATTGATGGCTCTTATTTATGCATACATTGCGTATAAATTTGATACGACAAAGGGCTTTTCGATTAAGCCGGGGATAGATAGAGAGATCTCAATGCCACAGCCGGCACTGGCAAGAGTTAACAAAAGATTTTAGGAAGTAAAATGAGAAGAACATCCAGGCCACCGAGCCCAATTTCGAAGACAGCAGCAGAGTCCATCTCCGGAGTCCGCCGTGCGCAAATATCTAGCGCCATTGACGATACCGGGGCTAATGAGCACGAAACTAGTGCATCATTTAGCGCAGTTGTAAATAGTCCTTCTTTCAAGCGGAAGAGCCTAGATATCCTAAAGACTGCGTCTATTGTCTCTCCGATGGCAGGCCCCGGAACTACCAGTTCCTCCGATAGAATGGCTCCCGAAATTTATTCTCCACTATTCCAGCTTGCAAACTTGAACCTACCCCGCGACCGGGTAACTATGAACGCTTGGAACCGAGTATTTTACGATACTCATCCAATCGTTAGAAATGCAATAAATCTTCACGCATCATATCCAATTAGCAAGATAAACATTACATGTAAGAATAAGCGAGTTCAGCAGTTCTTTACAGAAATGGCAGAAAAGATTGATTTATATTCGGTAGTTTATGGCGCTGCACTGGAGTTTTGGAAGAACGGGGAAGTATTCCCATATGCCGAGTTAGATGATGGAACCGGAACCTGGAATAGAGTGTCAATTCTTAATCCAGATTATATCCACGTAAAGAAGTCAGTGATTGGGGACCAGACGATGATCTCGCTCCGACCGGATGCTACATTGCAGCGGATTGTAAACTCTACGGCCCCATCGGATGTTGCCATGAGGAAGTACATTCCGAAGCATATTATGCAGCATGTCCGCCGTGGACAGAATATTCCGCTGGATGATTTCAATGTATCCCACTTAAAGTTGCTTAGTTCCCCATATGATGTCCGCGGCACGTCGATAATTGTATCTGTGTATAAAGACTTGATGCACTACGACAAGCTAAGAGAGTGTAAGTTCGCCCAGGCGGATGGCATGGTGAACCCGCTGACGCTTGTAAAGCTTGGAGGAGAGGGCGAATACCGCCCGACGCAGGCAGATATAGAGGCGTTTAAAAATGTCTTAGAAGAAGCGCAATACGACAAAGACTTCAAAATTGTCACTCATGGAGGCGTAACTATCGAGAGGGTAGGATTCTCTGGTGCGACTCTTGATATTGCCGGAGATATAGAGCTTATAACGAACAATCTGTATGCCGGACTAATGACCCCCAAGGCCCTGATTGATCAGGAGAGCGCATCTTATGCAAGCTCATCCGTTGGACTCGAAGTCCTTCGTCAGAGGTATGATATATTTAGAAACATGATGAAGAAGTGGCTGGAGAGAAAGATTTTTGCTCCAATTTGTGAAATTCAAGATTTTTTTGAATACGAAGATGGAGAAAAGAAGCTGCAAGTGCCATCTATTGATTTTAATCATATGAATTTGTATGATATGGGCGACTATATTCAGAACATAGGCCAATTTGTGGGGAATAAGCAGGTGTCACTACAGACGCTTCATAGGAGTCTTGGATTATCCTATGAGGAGGAGAGAAAGAGGTTAAGAGAGGAAGTCATAGATGAGGCTGTATTCACAAAGGAGCAACAGATTCTTGGTGGAATGAGACTCTCCGAGCTACTCAATGTTGACCCGGAAAAGAGCATACCCGAGCCGACCGACATGGAAGACGCTGGCGGCGCCGGCGGCGATCTTCCGGGAGTTCCTCCGGCCGGAGGCCCCGGGCCAGATATGGGAGCTCCCCCAGATATGGGCGGCGGCCTCCCAGAGATGTAGGCCCAACATACTAATAATGCAAGTTAGCTCGAGGGCGAATGATGTTGAGTTACATAAAAAAAGAGGCGCAATCAGGCAGCGAAGACTCCAGTTTGGGCGATTCCACTGTAGATAGAGAGCTTGGCGCGGATGCCATCATGGCATTAGACCGTCGTCTTGAGATAGCCGAGAGCAGCATAGCTGCTGGAATCTCAGATGGAAATTCAGAATTTTCCTCTGCAGTTGGCTTTAGATTCAAAGGGCTCTTTGATATGCTGGCGCATGGAATAGATAAGCCTGATAATATAGAGGCAGCCTTTCGACTGTCATTCGCGAGGTTAAATGCTTCGATATCAAAGGTTAAGTCAAAACTTCTTCCATTCACTAGAGTTATTTCAGAGATAAGTGCGTTAAAGAGTGCGGCCGAAAAAGCTGATATTTTAAACGATCTTCTTCCTGAGTTTGGCAACCTGACCGAGGCCGAACCGGGTGATAACGAGACTAAAATTCTCGAGGATGAGTATTACGCGAGCAGTAATAGGATCGCATTTTTTAAGAGTCGTGTTGTGCCCATATTTAACGATAAGTGGGCGGCAGTTGTTGGAGCCTCGGGTGGCGGTATGAGTCGTGAGCTGTACTCTACAATAATCGGGTGGTCTACCCTTGCGACAGCCATGGGCAGGATGGGTACTTCCGACCCGACTCCCGTCACCCCCGGGACGGTAATTGAGCAGGGTAAGGAAAGGCCAAATCCCAATACCCCATCGGAGGTGCCGGATGGCACGGCAGATATATCCGCGATATCAGGGGCTAGCATTAGTAGGATATTCCCAAATCCAGAAACCCCCTATTCAACATCATTAGTATCAGGAGGGGTAAGTATAGAGACTGACACGCTTGTCATTGGTGACCCATTGTCTGTGGTCATTGAAGTTGTCGTTGCCGACGTAGTGGCGGCGAATGCTCTCGAGGCTAAAGATGTTTTTTATGAATTTATTAGAAGCAGTATGATCACAATAAATGAAACGGTATTAAGGCCTACGGCTCAAAATATTGAAAATCTATTTACTGCATCTACCAGCATATCTCCGAGTAAAACTCTATTCCTTCGGATTGCGATCAATGTAGAGTTGTTAAAGAATACCATGCCGCCAGCTGGCGGATCTGTCATGCTGAAGGTGAAGACGGACGGCGGCCAGAAAAGTGTTTTGGCAAAAAATCTTTTATATGAAAAGCTAATAAAGCTATCCTCCGGAACATCGACAACTCCATTATATGAAACGACAGATAATAATGGAAACACTGTTACTTTCACCCCGGCGCAGCTTGTGGCCGGCGGCGGCAAGATCCGCGGGGCAGGAGGGAAATCTTTTCGGCCAAGAAGGTGGAAGGGAAGAAGCCTGGCGGATACAGTGATGTCAAAAGGGTTTGGCCGAAAGAAATGAGAAAAATATCTTACAGATCCTCACCTGTGGTTAGGGTAGTGAAAAAGGAGAAGGGGTGTTTGCTTACGCCTCACGGGGCCGAAGAGGGGCTGTCCGGAGATATGAGCGGTGACGGTGGAGCCGGCATCGGTAGCGGCCTTGTATCTCCAGGAGAGAGCGTGCTACCACCTACATTTAAGGCGGATGAATTAGCGCCAGCATTATTTGATGTAAAGCCGACACGAAGAAGCCGAATGGATTATAAAGACTTAATGGAAATTCTTACCACTATGGCGGACGATTTGGATGATAGCTTCTTCCGAAAGGATTCCAGACTGGTAGACTTCGCAGAGTTCGCGGTAAGAAAGATTTCAGAGCAAAATAATTTAGATTATTCAAATTTATTTAAAGATGCAATAGTGCGGCTTGCGAAATCAGATATAATCGGAGCGAATCAGATCATTTTAACTGCAGTTAGGACATATAGTCGGGCTATGGTTATAGAGTATCGCGCAAGCGGAGACCAAAAATCGGCAGAGAGAGCTGCATATCAGAGGGCAATTGGAAAGATAGACGAGGCGCTGCAGGCCAACCCGATAGAGAAGAGCGCTCAGCTTTTAGAATCAAGTCCGGTATATGTGGCGGAAGAGCTTCACAAGATAATGAAGATAATGATAAGTAGAATCTCCTTGGCGAAAAGGCCGGGCTCATATGATAGTTTATCGAGACATATAAGGGAGTTTAATACGTTAGAGATTTCAAATAAAAACACACCTGGCGGCGCAGCGATCGGGGCCAGCCTGGGCTTGGTGAAGAATGTTTTGAACGGAAGAGACCCCTATTTTATCAATATAGTTTTAAAAGAATTAATAAATAGACTTTAGGCTCCAGGAGGGCGAAGTGAGAAAAACAGCATACCCATTCGTATACATTGATGGTCAGCCAGATGACGATGAGAGTACCGGAATAGTACAACAAACTAATAGGTACGACTCGCTATCTATGACCGGTGGAAGGTCGGAGTCCGCCGGCACGGCAGGCGGAGATGAAACCAATCCAAGTATTCCCCAGACTTATTCTGGCGGTATGTCTATGCTTGTAGATGAGGGAACGGAAGATTTAACGGAAGAGGTTATAAGTTTGAGTGATGATCTCGCAGACATGATGCAAGAGGGCTCTATTCTATCTGTCGGAGATAGAGCGAATAAGAGTAAGAAGTTAGCATCAGAGAGATTTGGAATAACTATCCTTTCAGACATCGCAGTGAGTAGTCGAGAGGCGAAGGCTTATCGTGGTGATATCAGGTTTATAAATTTTAATACTAAGTTCGATGGATTCCTGATGGCGAATAAGTTTAGGAGTGAAGATGATTTTAAATCAGCTCTGGAAAACGTACATTCTCAGCTGTCTGATGGATCACTTGGAGTTGTCAGTGGAAAGAATAAGTCATTACTGGCATCGACTGGATTTGAAATAGTAAAGAGCACTAACAATTTATCCCTCGTAAAGAAGAGCGATAGCGACCCGCGAACTATTGCGCGTGTAATCACTTCCGCTGGGACAAATATCGGATTCTTGTGCAAAACACTTGTTTCGATGGACGAACAGGCGATTGGGCTTCAGTCATATAGGGCACTGGGCAATAACTCTGGGTTATTATTCAAATATAATCATCCATCGGATGTTACATATCACATGGGCACAGTCGGATTTCCGATAGATATAGTATTTATTGGAGAGGATGACCGGGTAATAAAGGTTTCAAAAGATATTCAGCCGGGCTCTCTTGATCTGTTCTCATGCTCAGGGGTAAAAACCGTCCTTGAGGTAAGT